GAGTCTAGAGTATGGGTCTTTGGCCATGTTATTTATTTTTATTAATATTTTTACTTTTTTGGTTAAACAATTTGAGAGTCTAGAGTGTGGGTCTTTGGCCATGTTATTTATTTTTATTAATATTTTTACTTTTTTGGTTAAACAATTTGAGAGTCTAGAACATGGGTCTTTGGCTATGTTATTTATTTTTATTAATATTTTTACTTTTTTGGTTAAACAATTTGAGAGTCTAGAGCATGGGTCTTTGGCCATTTTCATATATTAAAGGGACTGGCATAACCACGCTTTTTTGCCTTTCAAAAAAGTCTTTTAGTTCTAATGTTCTAATGCTTGGAATAACAGGTGTGCAAGGTGTTTCTAGGTTTGTTGATCCAATACCTCTTAGTTGCGATTCTATATCTATAGCATTATTTGCCAATGCATCTCTCGAAATATGGCTTGGAATATATCCAATTGAAGGAATACATTCGCTAATAGGCCTTCCACTAGATGAATGTAAGTAAAGCTTTTCATGTAAAATTTTCTCATAATTGGATTTTTCTAAATTGTAATTTAATTGGCTATTTTTATTTCTAGTAGAAGACATGTTATTATATAATCTATATTATTTTTTTATTTGATTTATTTGATTTATTTGATTTATTTGATTTATTTGTTTTTAAAATAATGATTACCCAAATTTCTTTAAGTAGTTTTCATATATTAAACTAAACGGGTTTTTTAGGCCCCCTTTTTGGCAGAAAAAGGTTTGTGACCTTTCATGGTCTGGTTATTATAAAGGTTTTTATATGTGTTTTTTTTCTGAAATATATTTTCAGGATTTTTTTCAAAAAAGGACATTTATAAATGTCCTATTTTATGTATATTAAGCCTTTATAAAACTTTGGAAAAAAACATGGAAAAAAACCGGTTTAGACCATAAAGCTCTCAAAATGTTTTTAAAACCCGTTTTTTCTCGCATCATAATTTTTCAAAAAAAATAAAATATTAAAAAAAAATAATTTAGGGATTTTTTATGTACCATTTATATGGTACATATGGATACAAAAAATTTACCCAAAAACCCCTGTTTTTTTTGTTGTGACTTTTGTCACTTTGTATCGTCTAATAAAAAAGATTACGGCAGACATTTATCAACCCAAAAGCACAAAACCCGACAAAAAGATACAAATGATACAAAAAACCCACCCCCAAAACCCCAGACTGTTTACATGTGTAAAGTTTGTAATAAGGCATATAAATACAGCTCGGGACTTTATAGACATAAAAAGAAGTGTATTAGTGATGAAAACATGAATTCAAATGATATGTTAAATAATCAGCTGGCTTTATCGAAAGAATTAATAATGAATGTTGTAAAAGAGCAACAAAACCAGATTAAAGAATTAACGGCTACAATAAAGGAATTAATACCAAAAGTGGGAAATAATATAACTACAACAAATCAGAAGTTTAATATTCAAGTATTTTTAAATGAAAAATGTAAAGATGCGATTAGCATGAGTGATTTTATTAAATCAATAGAGGTTAGTTTACAGCAGCTTGATTATACAAAACATAATGGGTTAGTAAATGGATTAAGCAATGTAATAATAGAAAATATAAATAAACTAGGATATTATCAGAGACCGATATATTGCACAGATATAAAACGAGAGTCGCTCTATATTAAGGAAGCCAATAGTTGGGAAAAAGACATTAACAAGGAAAAGATAAAACGAGCAATAAAAGATGTATCAACAAAGCAATTTTTCGCATTAAGCAAATGGACAAAAGAAAATCCGGATTTCCAAAATAACGAAAATAAGCAAGATTATTATACCCATACATTAGTTGCAATCGCAAATAATAAGGAAAATAATGAAGATAAAATAATAAAGAAACTATGCAATAGCATTTATATTAAAGAATGAATATTTTTACTATTTTGACTATTATGACTATTATGACTATTATGACTATTATGACTATTATGACTATTATGACTATTATGATTATACATTATTTGTGATTATGTTTTAATAATGACAAATAATGACATATAATATTATAGTAAAATTATATTTTTTAGATCATCAAAATACGTTTCTTTTGCTAGCTCATTCTTTGCTAGCTCATTATTTTGTTTTTTTTCATTTATATATTTGCTTAAGCATTTATGAAATGTTTCAAAATATTCGTAACTAAAAAGAAGCTGAAATAGTGTATTATTATTGTGTTCATTAATCATGAAAGCTATATTACTATCTTTATATTTTTCTTTTAATAATAGTAAAATGGCCTCTAACTCAGTGTTGTTTTGCAAAAAATAACCTATTTTTTCAATATGTGTTGTCAATATTGTATTATCATAATAAGCAATTTTGAGTGCTTGTAATAATTGTAGCTGATAGCACAAATTTCTATCATCATAGTCATCGTGTAAGTTATATGTAGTTAAAAATGTGCTATCATAATTTATATTATTTATGTTATTATAATAAGTGCTAATAGCATTAGGTAACATAATATATTATATTATATATATAACATACTATTTATATATTATAACATACTATTTATATAATATAATATAATATAATATAATATAATATAATATAATATAATATAATATAACATAATATTTATATATTATAAATTATTACTTTTATAATATATAATAAAACAATTTAAAGACATTAACTATATTAGTGGTCAACACATTCACGACAATGAGCGCCGCCGCCATGTTGCGTGCCATCATTGTATCTTTCATTATCACGCTGTAGTATTGATGCATCATTATTTGTAGCAATCTCTCGATCTCTTATTATATTAGCCGCTAATTGTTGTTCCAATTCAAGTAATTTTGCTCTATAGTTCCACTTATTATGAATATTTAATGTTGTTTGCGCAGCGCTAATTTGTTCTTCTAGCTTTTGTTTATGAGCCCTTGTCATTCTTACACTTGACCCATCGCGTGCTGTTCTATTTATTAATTGATCTTGACTTCTTGATATAAAAGAAATAGCTTTTTGAACTTGCTCTGCTTCATAACGTGCCTCATCGCGTGTTCTTTTAAGCTTATTCATAAAATTTTGTTGTTGTAGTGTTGGTTTGACAATAGTGGGGTGTTCATAATATAATATTCGCGCTTTACATAAAGGACAGCGAGGTTGTAATTTATTAGCAGCCCACTTCTTAATACATGCGCTATGAAATGTATGTTTACAATAATACAGAGTTGTTGTTAATGTTGGGTTTAACATAGCGCCTAAACATATAGCACATTCATTAACATTTGGATTTGTTAACGCTCTTCTATATGCGGTCATGATTTTTCGTGATGCTCGTTTTTTAGGGAAATTAGCTATATCACTTTGTCTTTTCAACTTTTTTCTGTATGTTCTTTGAATTTGCGTAATAAGTTTAGTTTTAGGACTTAAAGACGATTGAGGCGGGACCTCTAATTTGGAGTTAGATTTGGATTTTCTTTTTCTTGTAAATAATTTTCTTGTTTTATTTCTTATATTAGTTATAAAGTCATATATTGCCATTTAATTTAATATATATAATGGCAATATAAAAAAATAATAAGATTATATTCCAGTCTCTCATTCCCTCTTTCTCTCTTAAATGTCTTCAATTTATCATGAAATTTTTATTCTATTTTTCATTTAATTGTTGTTCCAATTCGCGAGCTTGTGCTCTATAATTATACCTATTATGAGCATTTATTACCCATTGTGCGTCCCTAATTTCCGTTTCTAATTTTTGTTTATGGCCCCGTGTCATTCGTACACTTGTCCCGTTCTTTGCTGTTCTATTTTTTAATTGTGCTTGATTTTGCGCAATAATAGCGTTGGCATCGGTAATTTCTGCGGCTTCACGAGCAGCCAAATGTTGCATTGTTTTAAGCCTTTTCATGATTTCTTTTTTCGATTTCAATTTTTTTCTGTATGATCTTTGTATTTGCGTAACAAGTTTTGTTCTAGGGCTTAAAGAGCGTACTTTTTTTGTTAAAAATCTTTTTCTAAGATCTCTAAATTTTCTAGTTCCTATATTTCTTAACTTTTTTGTATTTTTAGCAACTATGTTAAACAATACCATATTATATATTGCATTATATAAAAATAACGCAATAAATAAATAAAACAATAAATAAAACGATAAATAAAACAATAAATAAAACAATAAATATATATAATAAAAACAACTTAAACATTATTTAACAACACTATATATACACACTTTTTCAAACAACCCGCTCATTGCTTATCTTGGTTACGCGCAAATTCACGCGCACTCATACCTCCACGCTGCCAACCTTTCATAGCATCATCCTCTATTTTATAAGCGCTATTTGAGACAGTTTCTTTTACGCTATCAATTAATGGGTAATTTTGATAGTCTGAAAAGGACTGCTCCATAATATTATTAACCGTTTTTTTATTTAAATCAAATTGACCGGTTCTTAATTGCGTTTCTATTGTGCAGTCTCCGTAACCTTTTCCTAAATATGGCACAGTTATAAAGGGTCTTGTTACTAATGACAATTTACAAGCAGGCCGCGAAATATGGGTATACTTTAAATCATTATTTACCTCTATTTCGCACCCTTTAACGCCTCCTTCATGCGAACCTTTGTAAAAAACATTGGGCTGACTTAAAGCAAAGTCAATGGCCGATGACATAGGGCACGATGGATAAAAGTTTTCTAAATTGTAATTTGCTTCACTAATATTTTGAATATTGCGCTGATCTATAGCAGGATTATCATTGCCAATTCTGGACATCGCATCAAAAGTATATGGATAAGCTGTTGTAGATGTCATTTATATGTATTTAATATATTATTTTTTAAATATTATATTAAAATTACTATTAAATATTATATTAAAATTTATATTAAATATTATATTAAAATTTATATTAAATATTAAATATTAAAATTTATATTAATATTAAATATTGAAATTACTATTAAATATTAAATATTAAAATTTATATTAATATTAAATATTGAAATTACTATTAAATATTAAATATTAAAATTTATATTAAATATTAAATATTAAAAACTAATTTTATAAGTGTAACGATAGCTAAGTGTAGCTAAGTTTTAACGATCACTATTTCTAAAACACATCTCTACATCCCCATCTTTACAAGAAGCCATATTACCATAGCAAAATCTAGCAAATTCGTTTTGAT